ATCGGCGACCTCAACGGTACCCAGGTGATGAGCGAGGTGATTGAACCCCTGCTGACCGACCTGTATGTAGACCTCGTTTGGCGTTTGGCCTGGTTCGGTGACACTGCTGCTAAGAATGTCAGCGACGGCGGTGCTATCGTCAACACCGTCGACCCCGACCTCGTTACTGCGGTGGATGGCCTGTGGAAACAGATGATTACTCACATCGCAGGCGCAGGCTCCGCACAAATCACCGGCGTTGACGACATTGTTGCCAGCAACGATAAGAGCAACGTTCTCGTGGCCGGTATACCCACCAAACTCATCGAGCAGATGATGGTCGATGCAAACGCCGCGACAATGGCCCTGCCCAACAAGGTCATCTATATGACGATGGCGATGGCTACCGCCCTTGAGTGGGATATGCGAAACAGCGGCTGCGGCTGTATGCCGTGGGATGATCGCGTGAACGGCGTGCGTACCACAAAGTGGAACGGCATCGAATACATCGCCCTGCCCAAGTGGGACGAGTACATCAACACCTTCGAGGGTGGCGGTATGCCCTACCGTGCCATCCTCACCAACCGTGACAACATCCTGATTGGCACCCCCAGCGGTGAGTTCATTCAGGACTTCGACCTGTACTTCGATAGGATTTCGCGCAATATGTTCCTGTACGGAACAGGCAAAATCGGCGCGATGTTCGTCAACGACAACGCATTCCAGGCTTTGTACTAATCACCTTAAAGAAAGGACAAGATTATGGCAAAGTTATGTGAAAGCATCATCGCAAAGGCGATTGATTTCGCCTGCGACAACCTCGTTGTCAAGGGCCTCGAGAGCGACGGCCTGATTATCAACCGCAGCGACATCGACTTCTCGGCTACGGTGTTCAGCAGCACCAACCCGAACATCATCCAGTCGCTGGTGCTGAAGACCGGCAAGAAGGCCTACGAGGTGAACCAGATGGGCAACACCCCGTTCACGGGTGTGCAGTCCACGCTGGAGGTCGGCACCTACCGCAATACCTGGACGCACGACATCCCCATCGTGGTGCTGTCAAACACCCCCGAGGTGGCACACGACATCATCGACGGCTTGAGCAACGGCACCTTCGTGGTGATTCTGCGCAACAAGTTCAAGGGTGCCACCGGCGATGCCGAGTACCAGGTCTACGGCTACACCCAGGGCCTTGTGGCCTCTGAGGGCACCAACGACAAGTACAGCGACGACACCGACGGCGGCTGGCTCATCACCTTGCAGGAGACGGGCGCACGCTTGAGCGCGATGTTCTTGTGGGATACCGATGCCGCCACCACGGCTGCTGCCTACGAAGCATTGAAGGCCTAATATGATGTCCTTATGACATACGAAGAGGCTCTCAATATCGTTGAAGAGTTAAGGGGGCACGGAAGGGCCCCCTTTTCGTTAGAACAAAAGCACCTGGTCAGCGAGGTATACCCCGTCATAATGGGCAGACGATTCCACAGGACGGCTTGCAGCAGGTGCTGGCACGATGCGGTCATCGAGATGGCCGTGACGATAAGACAAAAGAAAAAACCCGAACCGATTATGGCAAATTGTGACTATCATATGCGTGCTGGATTCATCATCCGTTCACCGAAGGTGGGCGGCGGCAGAATCTATACCAACAACAACCTCACCAACGAGGTTGCAGCGCAATACCTCGAACTCTTTCCCCACAAGCGTGAAATGTTCGACAAGGTGCCCGAGAAAAAGCCCGCAGAAGTGACTGAGGAGCCCGTACAGGCAGAAACCGAGCCCGTGCAGGCAGTTGAGCAACCCAAGCAAAAAACGGCCTCTAAGGCCAAGAAAAAGGCTAAAAAATGAATGTCCAACAGGTAAAGCGGGCAGAGCCCCGTTTCGACACGACATACCACCAGCGGCTCGGTCTCAAGGCGTGGGGCAGGGACAACCTCTACCCGCAGCACCTGTCGAGGATTGCAGCCGCATCAGGCACGGCTGAGTTGTGCCTGAGCCGTTACTGCAAGTTCGTCGAGGGCAACGGCTTTGCCGACGGCCTTGCGGGCAAGGAACTGAACCAGCAGGGCGACACGGCTGACGATATCCTGCACCTGGTTTCGCAGGACATCACCCGTTATGCGGGTTTCGCCCTGCACGTCAACTACAACGTCCTGTGCGAGGTGGTAGAGGTGCAGCACATCCCGTTCGAGCGGTGCCGTCTTGAGGAGTGTGACGATGCGGGACACGTCCAGCACATCGCCGTCCACCCCGACTGGGCAGGGAACACGACCCGTGGCGGTGAGCGTGTGACCGTGGAGGAGAAGTACATCGAGCGGTTCAACGTGTTCAATCCGAACAAGGAGGCCGTGCGTGAGCAGATTCTCAATGCCGGTGGCATAGACCGCTACGACGGGCAGGTTCTTTGGTGCAGCATGGCGGGCAAGACGGCTTACCCGACACCCATCTACGATGCCGTCATCAGCGATATGTCCACCGAGGAGGGATTGGGCAACATCAAGAACCGAAATGCCCGCAACAACTTCCTCACCTCGGCGATGCTCATCACAAAGCGCGGCGTTCCCAAGTTTGATCAGGACGGGAACGACATCTCGGCTCCAACCATCACCCCCGAAGACCTTGCGGCCTTCCAGGGCGACGAACGTGTCGGCAAACTGCTGCTGGTGGAACTGGAGAACGATGAGGACAAGCCCGAGGTCGTGCCGTTCACCGCGAACAACTACGACAAGGACTTCACCGCTACCGACGCATCGGTCATTGAGCGCATATATGCACAGTTCCATCAGGAGCCGTTCTATGCCATCCGCATCGGCAAGATGGGATTCAGCGGTCAGTTGGTCGAGGATGCGTACAGGTACTATGCAAGCGAGGTGACCGTGGAGCAGCGTTTCATCAGCCGTGGCCTCTCGCAGGTGTTCGCAGCGTGGTATGAGCCGCTGATGCGCAATGTAGACACGACGATATTACCCATTCAGTATGCAGGAGGAACAAACGATGAGTGAAACGAGAAACCCGCTTATTACTCCCGCCCAGTTCCGCGAACTGGCCCGACCCGTGAGCCTTCACGTCGACGATGAGGAGATTGCCCAGTTCATCCGCGAGTGTGAGGATGTGTACATCATCCCCGCCATCGGCTGGCCGAACTTCAAGAGTGCCACCACTACCGATGCCGTGTGGAGCGGCATCTTCGACGGCACGTTCGACCCGACCGTCTTCCTTGACGGCGGCGAGTACGACCCGAGCCAGGGCGAATGCGGATGCGGATGCGGCGAGGAGATGCGCTACTGCAACGGCTTGCACAAGACCCTTGCGTATTTCGTCTATGCCAAGATGCTGCGCAACGACGGGAACATCATTGCCCGTGCAGGTGCGATGCAGCATCAAGACCAGTATGCTTACCACACCATCGACGCTGAACTCAAACGATACGATGACACGATGAACATTGCCGAGCGTTATCTCGGCGAATGTCTCGAATATGCGAATGTGCACAGGATTAACAACAGGCTCTCGACACGCCAGTCGAGGTGCCGCATCATCCCGGTAGGAGATTGAGATGGCAAACTACAACCAACTGAAGACAAGAGCGCAGCAGGTGCGTGACGAACAGACCATAGGCGGAAACACTGCCTTGCGCGTCGGACAATTGTTGATGGATATGGTCGATGCCGAAAGCGAGACCGTTGACAACATCGTTGAACTATTTACAGGTACCGAGGACAACCCAGTTATCCCTACCCTGCCAAATCCTGGACTGCTGCACTGGCTGCAATCCCCGATCGTGGCATTGGTTTCAATGGGCGAGGCATTGGACGGTGATGCGGGTGCAGTAGTGCAAGAGGGCGACCTCTACTACTACAACCACAGCGGTTATCAAATCTTCGTCAAGGGCAGCGGTTCACTTCCTGGTACTGGATATAAAGCCCGCCAGAAGGTGCTTTACCTGAACAAATACACGGGTAAACTCTACGAGTGGACTGGTGCTGATATGTCCGAAATCACGCTTGCAGGAGAGAACGATGATAATGAAGGCATCGGCATTGTCAATATTGACGATGTGGATTTCGCTATTGGTGACGCTCAGGGTAATATCATCGTTGAGTTTGATGACGGCCACATCAAGACCAGTGAGTTTGATTCGGCACAGGTAAAGGCGCAGGTCGCAGCCAACACCGCATCGGTGGCAAGCATCAACCAGCAGATCGCTGGCATAGGCGGGCAGAGCGATGTTGCGGTAAAGAATGACGACGATGCACCGTTCGACATCAGCGATGCGGCGGGTAATGTCGTGCTGCGGGTCAATGGACAAGGACACATCCAGACAAAAGGGTATGATAGCCAGTTCGCCGCAATGACTTTGGAAACGCCGATGTGTATCTG